GGGCACGGCGCTGAAAACAATTTCCGCTCGTATTCGTGGCGCTACGGCAGACCGTGAAGCGCTCGGTGAGGATTCAAGCGACCTTGCGCAAGGTTTCTCAAAGTATGCTGAGGAAATCAAAGCGCTGACTGGCTTTGATATTATGGTGGATGGGTCAACAGACACATATAAGGACATCTATGATATCTTTGAGGGTATTTCAAAGGTGTGGGATGACCTGTCTGATACACAGCAGGCCCGTATTTCTGAAATCCTTGGTGGCACACGGCAGCTCCAGGTCATTTCCTCTATTCTTGGCAACTGGGGCGATGCTACTGGAGCATATGCGGACGCCATGGCATCTGCTGGCACGGCCACTGAGGCGAACACCATCTATATGGATTCCATCAATGGTAGGATTGGAGTGTTAAACGCAACCTTCCAGGAGTTCAGCAATAACCTGCTCAACTCTGGGCTGATTAAGTTCTTTGTTGATTTGGGTACGAATATCATTAGCGCACTCAATGCGCTTGAAAAGCTGCATCTCTTGCTCCCAATGGTTGCATCTGTTGTTGTGACCATCAAGGCGCTCAGGGCTGGTATGACCGCTATGCACGGTGCGGTTGCTTCGGCTGAGACGGCCTCTGCAATCAACACGATTGTTGCAAGGTTGGTTGCTGAGAAAGGTGCGACTGATGCGCTCGCTGTATCGGTAGCTAACCTTACGATTGCGGAAAAGGCTGAGTTGGCAACTAAGATTCAAGCCGCCGTTGCAAGCGGTTCCTTGACAGCGGCAGAGAGCGAGCAGATTCTGGCAACTCTCGGGCTTGTTACCGCAGAAGGAACCCTGACAGTTGCGAACCATACACTTGGTGCAAGTTTTAAGGCACTGATGGCTTCTATCCCTGTGTGGGGGTGGATTGCTCTTGGCGTTTCTGCACTAATTACAGCGGTCACCGCTTTGTCTGGTGCCTTCAAGAGTAATGAAGAAAAGCTGGCAGAACTGAATGAGGAGTATGACGAGCTCTATTCCACCATCAGAAATGTCAGCAGTGAGTTCAAGTCACTGAAAACATCAGCGGATGAAGTTATTCCTCGTTTTGCCGAGCTCGCAAAAGGTGTCAACAAGTTTGGCGACAATGTGAGCCTGACGGACGAGGAGTATGCAGAGTTCCTCGAATTGAATAACCGTGTTGCCGAAATGTTCCCAGAGCTGAACCTTGGCATGGACGAGAATGGCAACTATATGCTTGCGTTGTCTTATGGTGCAGATACACTTACAGACTCCCTGTATGGGCTTCTGGAGGCACAAAGACTTTTGGCTGCGCAGGAGCTTGCCGATACCCTTCCTGACCTTGTTGATAATGTCAAAGAACAGGAAAAGGTATACAACAAGGAGAAGAAAGCACTCCAAAATAGGCTTGATTATTATCAACAAGCCTATGACGCATACTCCGAGATGTTCTCCGATGAAGTAATCGGAAACTACAAAGATGCCTATGGCGAGGAGTGGGAGACCTACTTTAATTCTGCCCTGGACTCTATGAGCGTATCCTATGTCTCCTATATGCAGGAGGCATTTGATGCTTTCAACAACACGGATTCTTGGCAGAGGATGCTCGACAAATTCACCAACGCAGATACGGGCCTCATCGACTGGTGGGCCGTCCTAAATAGTGATGAGTTCGAGAACGTTCTGGCTGGTATTGAGCGAGAACTGGATAATGTTGGAGATAAGGTTCAGGCAAAGTGGAATACCATCAATCCTGCGGTCAACGCATGGTTGCAGACTGACTTTATCTATAACGACATGAACGAGCAAATGCAGACCATTGCAAGAACGATGGTTAGCGGTCTCGATTTTTCAGAACTTGGTCTTACGACAGCCGAGAGTATTGAGAACTACATTACGGACTACATCATCAATCCACTCTACAATTCCGGCGCAGATGTGAGAGAGGCATTTGCTAATATCACAAATTGGCAGGATGAGCTCAGAAATGGGGAAATCACGTTTGATGAGTTCTCAGAACGTGTGGAGAGTGCGTTCGATGACCTGCTTAGTTCCATGTCTGATGAAGATGCCGCGACCTTCGCAGACAATTTTGTTGCTGGGTTTAATGCTATGGGCATTGCTGGTAATGATTTTGATGACGTTGTTGATAATATCATCGACAACTGGGGGGCTGTTACTGGAGCTGTATCTGGAACTGAAGCGGCTACCGCTGTTGGTGACCTCGCAGAAGAGGTCACCGAGCTAAAGAAAGCATATGACCTGCTCAAGACGGCCCAAGAGGAGGTTGCCAGTGGCGAGGGGCTTTCACCTGATACCATTGCCGAACTTGCGGCAGCGGAAGAGAACTATCTTGACTACCTCTATGAGGAAAATGGCATTATCAAGCTGAATACTGAAGCGTGGAAAGAAAATGCCAATGCCAAGATGAAGGACGACATAGCAAGTATTCAGAGCGAGATTGCTGCTCTGGAAGAGAAAAATGCGGTTCTCCGTGAACAAATCAGCACTATCGAGAATCAAGAAACCGTTACAAGGGATAATGCTGCTTGGTGGGAGAAAGCAAGAGATGCGGTCGGTGGGTTCCTTGAAGATACCTGGATTGAAATGGCGACGAGTGAGCTCGAAGAGAACACAAGGGCCATTGAGGAGAACCAGGCTAAGCTGGCTCTGTATAGCAGCCTGTACGGGAGCATCACTGGTGACCTGGACTCATACAGCGCCGCCCTTGCAAATTTCTCTAATATCTCCACTACTGTAGATGGCATATCTAATTCGTTCCAGACGCTGGCAGACCTACAAGCACAAGTAGCAAATGGGTTCACCATGTCTCTTGATAAGGCACTGGAGTTCGCCGCCGTCTACCCGGAGATTCTCAATAATGCTCAGGTATCTGCAAACGGCCAAATCGTGTTGAATGAGGGCGTTGTCAATACCTTCCTGCAAGGCAAGAAGGCTGAATTGGATGCCCAAATCGATTCTGAGATAGCGAAGCTGGAAGCTGACAAGGCTGTTTTGCAAGCGAAAATGGAGACTGCCCAGGCGCAGCTCGACCTTGCTAAGAATGTCGGCGAAGGTGAAGGGCAGGTTTCTAAGGAAGTCGCTGAGTATCGTATCAGGGCGTCAAACGAGATGGTCAAGGCGCTCATTGACAACGGTATTGATGAAGCAGAAGCCTTCAAGCTGGCAGCGGCTGCAATGTCTCTTAATGCAGAAGAGTTTGACCGTGTTGCAAAAGAAGTTTGTGTTGATGTTAATGGTAACTTCAATAATGCCGCCTACAATGCCGCAATGGGCATTTATGAAAATATGGAGCGTGCAAAGACAGATATAAACTCTGTTACAAAGCAAGCACATGAAGCGGCAAAGGCCATCAAGGGAATCGGCACTGGTGCAATTCTTGGCGCAGACACAAAGATGAAGGGCTCTGGTGGCGGTAGAAACCGCAAAGGAATCGACACCAATGTCACCAGTGGTGAGTTCAACGGGTTCGACTTTGATTTTAGCTTCAAGGGCGCATCTCTTGATGATTTTATTTCACAAGTTGAGCTGGATATTTCATCTTACAAAGATGCGATTGCCCAAATCGACGGTCAGATTGCAGTTTTGCAGGCACTCAAAAATACTCCTCTTAAAAAGTTCAGAAGTAATACTGGCAGTGGTTCCAGTAAGGATGCCACGAAAGAGGTTGAGGAGTACATCGCCGCTATTGACGATTACCGTGAGGCAATCGAGCGGCTGAACCGGATTCGGATTAAGAAGGCCGAGCTCGAACTTGATTTGTCAAATACTGACGACCTGCGAGAGCAAATTCGGCTGCAAGAGTCGCTGGTGAATATTTACCGCGATGAGCAGGATGCGATGCACAACCTGAATGACCTCCGAGACAAGACCATCTCTGACGGGGCAGAAACACTTCGCCAGCTTGGCTTCAATGTTGAGTACAACCCTGACTCAAACAAGTTCTTTATCCAGAACCTGGAGCACCTGAATGAGCTTGTTGCAGACAGCAAGGGTGAGTATGACAGCTTGCAGGAGGCCACCAATGCGCTCCGTGAAGATACGGAGGAGTTCATTAAGACACTGGAATCGCTGAATGAGGAGAACCAAGAGAACTCCGAGACATGGTGGGAGTTGAGAAACTCTATTCGTGAAGCGAAAATCGCCATCATCGATGCCCTGAAACAGATTGTTTCGGATGCTTCTGATGCCGTTGACGAAATCCAGAATGTCTACGACACACTAAAAGATGCCGCCGATGAGTATGCAGAAAATGGTGGTTTTATCTCTGTTGACGCTTTCCAAAAGATTATTGAGCTCGGCCCGCAGTATATGCAGTACCTTCGGGACGAGAACGGTCTGCTGGTTATCAACGAGGAAAACATCAATAAGGTCATTGCCGCACGGACACGGCAGCTTGCTGCTGAACAGGCTGTGACCTATGTGGAGCGTCTGCGTCTTGCGCTGCAAGAGGACTCCATTGAAAATCTGAATACTCTGCTGTACGCCACAACAGAGGCAACCGATGCAACGTTTGGGCTTGCATACGCCGAGCTTGCCCTGATGCACTCGCTCGGTGACCTGGATGACGAGCAGTATGCGGCGGCGCTCCATAATATTCAGTCAATCGAGGACTTGGCAAACACGGCTATTGCCGGTATCGGCAAAGTGGCCGGTTCTTCCAAGGAAGAACTTGAGAAGATGAAGTCAGGTGTTGACGATATCCTCAAGTATGTCATGGATATGCTGAAACATCGTATTCAGCAGCAAATTGACGCACTCGAAGAACTGAAAGATGCCTACGGCGACATCATCGACCTTCGCAAAGAGGCACTTGAGGCCGCAAAGGAGGAGGCTGAGTACGAGGACAAGGTCGCCGAGAAGGTGAAGCAAATCGCTAAACTTCAGGAGCGCATCAATGCGCTTTCCCTGGATGATAGTCGTGATGCGCAGGCACAGAAAATCAAGCTGGAGGAGGAGATGGCAGAGCTCCAGAAGGAGCTGGCCGATGACCAGTCTGATTACGCAGTTGATGCGCAGAAGGACGCCCTTGATGAGATGAAGGATGCTTACGAGGAGGAGAAGGACGCTGAGATTGCCGCCCTTGAGGAGACTATCAGCAGCTACCAGAAGCTGTATGATATGGCAATCGCCTATATTCAGAGCCATTGGGACACGCTCTACAGCGAACTGATTGCGTGGAACACTGAATATGGCAGTGTGCTGAACTCTGAAATCACAGAGGCGTGGAATAACTGTTTGGCCGCTGCACAGCGATACGGCAGTTATGTTGCCGCTCTAAACAGTATCGATAATGATATTGCGGCGAGCACAAACGGTACATCCAACAACACCATTGTTGGCAATACCGGTGACCGCACGCAGAGTTCAAAAGAGGAAAGCATCCACTCTATTATCAAGGAGATGTATCGCAACAGCCAAGAGTGGCATACGGCAAACGAAGGCCGTCGAAAAGACCTGGACAAACGCAATTTGCAGCTTGGCTCAATGCTGGCACAGTACGGTGTCAACGCCCACCGTGAGGGTGATGGCGCATGGTACATGAATGGCTCAAAGCAACTTCTGTTTGACAAGTATAAGCAGTACATCTATCACAAGGGCGGTATTGCCGGAGATAACCCAACACTCAAGCAGAATGAGGTTATGGCAATCCTTGAAAAAGGTGAAGCTGTGCTTGACAAGAGGCGTGAGCAGGGGCTGTACCGTCTGGTCGAGTTTGCGACCACAATGGCGGATAAGTTTAGCAACATGATGAAGTCTTCTGACCTATCTCACATCTTTGCTGGCGCTGGCAACGGCTTGTCTGATGCAAAAGCAGATATTCCGTCCAACGTTCTAAACAGCAATGCACTGAAAATTGAGATTGGCCCGACCTACATTTATGGTGCGAACGATGAAACAGTTGCAAAGCATCAGGCGGTCACTCGCCAGCAGGCAAATGAACTGTTTGCAAAACTCAACATCAAGCGATAGGCGTATGGAGGGAGATTGTGATGGTCTCCCTCCTTCGCCATATAAAGACGAAAGGAAGTGAGGAAGCTGTTCAATAGTTACGAGTTCTCTTTTGCCGGAGAATCTTCTTTGATGTACGGTGTTATGCTGTACGACTTTGGTGGTAATGGGCAGAACAATGTTGCATTTGGTAACAAGGCGTCTATTGTTGAAACACGGACTAACAACCGTATTCGCCCTATTCACTTTGGGGTCAACTATCACAGCTCCCCGCTGCAATTTAAGCTGGTGTTCGGGTCAATGGAACCACTGGACAGATATGAGATGGAGAACATCGCTTTCTGGTTGACCGGGCATCAGGATTATCAGTGGCTTTCTATCGACCAGCCTGATTTGGAGCGGGTGCAGTTCAGGTGCTTGGTTACACAGTTGACTCCGCTAACCGATGGGTGGTTACCTTATGCTTTTGAGGCAAACGTTGTGTGTGATTGCCCGTATGCTTACGGATTCCCGTTTGAGTATCAATACAATATCAACGGAGCAACGGACATTCTGTTTAGAAATGACAGTTCTGTCCATGAGTACATCAAACCAACGCTTATCTATGTGCCCGATTCTGGCGGCACACTAAGCATTGTGAATCATGACGACGATGACCGTGAGTTCAAGTTGACTGGAATCCCATCGTCCACCACAGTTACCATTGACAACGATAACTGTATTATTCAAGAGGCCGTAGATAACACAAATCTGTATGACGGTTTCAATCTCAACTTCTTCCGGTTTGTTCACGGCGATAACAACCTGACCATTACCGGGAATGGCAAACTGACTATCACCGGTCGGTTGCTTTACAACGTCGCAGGATAAGGGGGTGCAAAATGTATCTTGATTACTCCAAGCTGGAGTTCGACAGGAATGGACTACCAGAAACACCACAGCTTGTTCTGAAAACGCTTGGAGATAAGATGGTTGGCATCATCCCCGGCGTTTACAACCTCAAGCTCAACATTAAGTTCTCAGAGCCAAGTGAAATTTCATTTGATATCCCATCTGTGATTGATGGTGAACCCAATCCGCTCTACGATGATGTAACTGGGTTTAAGCAAATCTTCACTAAGTGTTATGGCATCTATGAGACGATGAATCCATCAACTGAGGCCGATGGCATTATGGAGGTTAAGCACGTCCAAGGCTACTCCTATGAGAAGACGCTTGAAACAAAAAAGTTTTTCATTGAGGAAGGGACGTTCAACTTCTGGAACCCGGCATCTCCGACAGATACTGTTCTTGGCAGAGTTCTTGAGGTAGCCATTGGTTGGAGCGTGGGCTACGTTTCTCCAACTTTGATTGGCAGATATCGCACATTTGACCAATACGACGACTATCTGTTGTCTTTCATGTATAGTCACGCCCCGGAGAAGTATCGATGCGTGTTTGTGTTCGATACATACAAAAAGACAATCAACGTGTACGATGCAGACGAGGAACGGCCAACGTTGCCCATCTATCTGGACTTCGACAATTTGATTGAATCCCTTGGTGTTGAGGAAAAGAGTGACGAGCTGGTTACTGCAATCCGCCCGTATGGTGCGGATGAGCTTGGGATTCGAGATGTAAACCCCATTGGCACCAACTGGATTTATGACCTGTCGTATTTTATCGCAAACGGTGACATTAGAGAACCTCTCGCATCAAAGTGGGTGTCGTGGCAGACGAGTATTCTTAACAGGCAGCAATACTACCGTGGCCTTACGGCTATGCGAGCGTCCGCCACAGCTCGTCTTACGGCAGCACAGGCCGCCCTCACCGACTTGAAGGGTGAACTGGATACGCTTACCGCTCAGCAAAGTGTCACTATCCAGGCGTCCGCTATGGAAATCACAAATGAGGGCAAGGCTTATCAGCAATCCCTCCTTGATGATATCAATCGGAAGATAGCCGCAAAGAAAGCTGAGATTGCAGCACAAGAAAGTGCGGTTGCAACCATCAACAGTGAACTTGACCCTGATAATCCGTCTTCTTATGCGGCACAAATTCAAGCTATCGTAAAGGAGTTATCTATTTCAAACTACTTTACGGAGGATGAATACCGTGAGCTGTCCAACTTCTTCATCGAACAGGATATTACTGAGGATACTTTTGTTGCAACAGATGTTGATACAACTGTGTCTGGTAATTCATACTCTCTGTCTGGCGAACAGTTGTATATCTCAGGTTCTGCAATTTCCGGGATTGACCTGACATCCAAGTTCAACAAACGGATGTTTACCATATCAGGCGGCGCATTTTCACTGTCTGGCAACCGTAACATTTCTGGCGACATTATTCGAGGCACTCTTGATGTGGCCTCAAACAACAGTTATGTCCTGAGCCTCTATGCGGGCACGCTTAAAGTTGGAGATAAGACCGCATCCAGCGGTATGGTCACCATGTCCGGCACTATGTCAGGCTTCTCAAATAATGTGCGGCCAACGACAACCAGGTATCCAACCGACCTTGGCGAGGATATCTACATTACCACTGATGAAGGTACTGAGCTCAACTTCAATGCGTCCGGTTCTATGTATCTAACAGCAAGTGTCAGCGAGTATCAGCGATATTCTGTGGAGATGGAATTGTATGAGTATGCCGTCGGCGTACTTGATGATGTGGCGACCCCAACCTATGAATTTTCTGTGGACTCCGCAAACTTCCTGTTCGCACAGGAGTTCGCCCCATTCCGCAATCAACTGGAATTGGGTAAGGGTGTATATCTGAACGTAGGCGGAAGACGCCCCATCACTCCATATATCATTGAGTTTGAGTTGGACTTTGAGGATAGAGACAAGTTCTCCATCGTGTTCTCCAACAGGTTCAAGCGTCACGACAACGTGAACACCCTGAAGGACATGATTGAGACAAGCTATTCTACCAGCCGGAGTTTCGATGCAAGCAAGTATATCTACAATCAAACTGTTGGTCAGGCGTCCATGGTATCTGAGTTTATGAACAACTCACTGGACGCCGCTAAAAACGCAATCTTGGCCGCATCGAACCAAAGCGTTGTTATCAATGGTGCTGGCATCCATGTGGGCGGCGACTCCAAGTATCAAATCCGAATCGTGGATAGCATGATTGCTATGTCGGATGACAACTGGGCAAGCAGCAAGTTGGCAATCGGACACTTCGCTTCACCAGAGGTCGGAGAATACTTTGGTGTCAATGCTGAAGTCATCGGCGGCAAACTGATTGTCGGCAACAATCTCATCATTGAGAACACCAACGACAAAGGAGTTATGCAGTTCAAGGTAGACGCAACTGGCGCTTGGCTATACAACGCTACCTTTATTCTGCAAAGTGCAGACGCATCTGTATTCTCTACCCGTGCGGCTACGCCCGGCGGCAAAATTATTCTCGACCCTGATTACGGCATTGTTGCAGGCAACGGCAATCTGTTCACAACGAATGGTACAACCGTCACTCCGTCCTTTATCGACAGCAGTGGAGGCATAACGCTCGATTCTGATGGTATGCCGACAAATGCAAACTTCTATCTGGACATCCGTGATGGCAGCGCATACTTCCGTGGGAATGTCAAGGCCACCTCCGGCAAGATTGGCGGATTCACGATTGCGGATGACTACCTCTATGCAGGGAGTGGGAGCAACTATGTCGCTATGAACGGTTCCGGCACGAATGCCAACTCGTTGTATGCGTTTTGGGCCGGGGCACAGAACCCAGGCAGCGCCCCGTTCTGGGTGAAGAAAAACGGTGATATGTTTGCGAGGAACGGTACGTTCAAGGGCGCTGTGTCTGGAGCATCCTTCCTGGATAGGTATGGTAACTCCATGATGAATGGTAACTACGAGTTTACCGCTGACTACCTTAACCTTAACGGATTGAATGTTGGCAACGGAAATTTTGTTGTGGACAGAAATGGAAATGTGTCTGTTAAGGGAAGTATCACTATGGCCTGGGGTTCTTCCATCAACTGGGCGAATGTGTCCGAAAGCAACGTTGGCAGCAATCAGGCGTATCAGCAGGCAAATAGTGCGTGGAGTTATGCGAATAGTGCCTATAACCATGCTGACGATGCCTATGACCTTGCATGGGATGCGTGGCAGGAGGCGCTTAACACGTCCGTTAGCGATAGGGATATCTTCAATATTCTGACAAACAACGGCACGCTGTTTGGAATTTTCAGCGACTCAACGTACAACCGGCTCTATATCAATGCGAACTACATCAAAACAGGAACCATCGATGCGGATTTCGTTACGCTTGGATGCTATTATGGTGGGTTTTGTAAGGGGTACGGTTCTACTGGTACTCGCCTGACATACGGCGCTATGATGTACGGAAGTGCTGGCGCTGGTAACGAACCATATTTCATCGTAACCAACTATGGCTGTCGAATGTCTTCCACATCTGCTGACCTCTATGTGTCTGGCGGCGCAATCGTGGCAAGCACAGAAATCTCTACTGGTTCTGACAGACGAATCAAAAATTCGATTGAGTATGATATGGGTAAGTATGAAAACTTTTTCATGTCGCTCAAGCCCACTCAGTACAAGATGAATAGCGGTACATCCGGCAGATACCATACTGGATTCATCGCACAGGATGTGGAACGGGCCCTGTTGGATACTGGATTGACCACGCAAGACTTTGCGGGGCTCACGATTGAGGAGTTGGCAGATGACTTCGTTAAAGACGGAGTGACAGAGCGTTTCTACGAACTTCGGTACGGCGAGTTTGTCTCGCTCAATACCTACATGATTCAAAAGCTCTATCGCAGGATAGAGGAACTTGAATCAAAGATAAATTCTATGAGTTAAAGGAGATACCACAATGAAGAATGAAATCATGCAGCGGCTTGCGCTTGTCCTGGGTGCATTGAACAGCATCTCTGTGAACGGAAAGCAGAACCTTGGCAACCTGGGCGGCAGCATCGCCGCCATTGAGGAGATTGCTGGTATACTGGAGGGCGTCGATATCGTCGGCCCCGAAAAAGCACAAGAGGATAAGTAAACCGAGAAAGGCGGGTGATGTATATGCAATGCTCACTTAGTCCATATACATTGCCTACCATCGACTTTGTCGGCGGTGAGACACAGGACTTTATGTTCAACACCTTCTTCTATAAGAATAGGCGCCCATTCAGTTTGACGGGCTGTACTGCGAACTTCGCAATCGTCAGCTTTACAAATAAGATGGGCAAGCCTATTTTGACAAAACCGATGGAGGCTATTTTCAACGATGATGGTACTATCAATAATGTGTTGATTGTCACGTTGGAACCAAAGGAGACCGTTGAGCTGTGTGGGAAATACATCTACCAAATTCAGATTCAAGACATTGATGGAGATGTTGAGATTCCTAAACAGGGGCTCCTGTATATCACAAACAACATCAATAGGGGCTTTATCCAATGACCAGTTGCACCGCAACTGGCTTTTATTTTGCCCATTTTCGATTAAGGAGGAAGCAACAGTATGAATACGACTTATTTCCTGAACTGTGTGGCGGGCAACCTGTTCCATACCAAGGAAAATCCCGCAATTCCTGCCCAGTATTACATTGGGCTGAGTTCTACCACCCCAGCCGTTGATGGCTCTGGTGTAAAGGAACCCTCTTCTGACGCTGGTTACAAGCGGCTGCTCCTGTCCAGCCTGGGTGAGCCCACCGATGGTCTTGTATCAAACGAGCAGGATATCAACTTCGATGAGTCAACTGCCAACTGGGGCACCATCACGCACTATGTGATTTATGACTCCCCTACCACGGACGACGGAAACCTGCTGATGTTTGGTGAGCTGTCTACACCAAGAAGCGTTGAGACGGCAACCATTATGACCATTAAGGCGGGGTATCTGAAGCTGCTGGCACAGAACCCGGCCTAACGTAGAGAGCGAGGTCGCATATGGCAAAAGAGTTTGATATCTACCTGAACGAACGTCTTCACCAATGCGACATCATCGTCTATTCCATTCCGTACCGTGACGGCATGACCGTTATGAATCGCCTGATTCTGGAAACCTGCCTTGAGAGCTACCTCTTACAAAAGTTCATCGCTGTTCAGTCTGGCTCCATGCTCGTATCTCACATCGACAAGATGATTAAGACTTGCAGGGAGCGGCTGAACAATGGTGTTGTTCTCGGTTCAAGTGCAGAGTTCCAGGTACACTATTCATCCTACCCAGAGGTCAATGCGATTGAGCTGTCGGCGGAGCGTCTGAAAACGATGGCTAATGTCTACGCATCGGCGAAGAGCGCATTACAACTTGCATCTTCGCCAGTCAGTGCATATGTCAAAAAGCCGTTTGGCCGTGGGCAGTCCGGGATGGAAATCGTGTCCAACGTTGAGGCGACATTCAAGCGGAGTTTTGAGAAGGCATCATCACAGCTCTTGGTAGAGGCCAGTGAACTCAAAACGAAAAAGAAGGCATCCGAAAAGGTGGGTTCATCAATCGTTATGAACTCTGAGTTGGTTGACCTTCTGTATCGGCTGTGCGATACGACAACAATGGCAATCCAAATCGCAGCGCAAGCCGTTGAGACAGAGATACACTTCTCGCTTGGCCGGTGCCAATTCCCGATTGTTTTGGACAGCCAAGTGCTTGGTGAGCAGATGAGAAAGTATGCAGCAATGGAGAGCGTTGTTGAAATACTGTCGTCTGTTACAGAGTCCTTAACTCAATTTATGAACCCGGAGGTCAACGCTCTGGAGATTGCGTCTGAGGTCGATGCCATCATCAAGCGTCACAGGCTCCTGTATGAAATGGATTCCGACACGCTTTCCACCTATGACGATATGTCGTTCAAAGACGTTGACTACGTCATTTTATAAGAAACGGAGGTGAAACAGGTGATTTACATCAAACTTGATGAGGACATGAACCTTGTCATCACAAAGAATGAACCAATCTATCGGGGTGACCATCTGAACCAGAAAATCACCTACCTCATTCCGCTCATGGTAGGCGACATCGATATGTTGCGAGCTACCGTGTATTTGAGCTATATCCGTGCGGACGGCACAGCAGATATTGCCTTACTGGTTCGTGAGGAAGAGAAGTACAACGAACGGTACTACCAGTACCACCTTCCTATCACCAGTGATATGTCTCGTTACGCTGGTGAAATCTGCACCTTCATGCAAATCTTCTCTGGCCCGCCCAGACATCCCATTATCGCCAAGAGTAGCGAGTGTATGCTCCAGGTCATTGACTCCAAGAACATGGATGAGTACATCTCTGACCGCAATCTGCGCCTGATTTATGAGATGCAGCGGTACATGGAGGATAAGGTTGAGAAAGCGGAGCAGACGTTGACCGAACGTATTGACAAGACCGATGAGGCCGTTGCGGCCAAGGCTGACAACATCGTGTTCAACGAGGAGAACAGCACTATCCAGTTGGTGTCTACTATCATCCTCAGAGATGAGGAGGGTAACGAAACTGGAACTGAGCAAATTCCTCTTGGCGACCCGATTTTCGTTCGTGCCGATACAGCCCGTGGCATCATCAATATGGAAATCAACGGGTTGGGTGAGCTCATTGTTACATTCGACGATGAGACCACACAGAACCTTGGCACAGTTGTTGGCCGTGATGGTTCTGTCTATGTGCCACACGTTGATGAGCATAAGGTTCTTACCTTCACTATTGAGAGTGAACCGGCAGAAGTCCCCGACCCTGTTGACCTGAACCCCAATGATGAATGGAGTGACATTGGCGGGTCTGGCATGGACGAGCCAGGCGGTGAAACCTCATATGTGTGGGAGGATATGTGACCATGGTATAGACGCTTAGAGAGCGTTTCTATATAGCTATCAAAAAATGAGGAGGTTATTGTTATGGCAAATGTGATTTTTAAGCAGGGTACTCGCGCCCAGTATGACGCTATTGCCACCAAGGACAGCAATACTCTGTACTGGCTGAGTGACACTCAGGAACTGTTCAAGGGCGACGTGCTTTACGGCAAGGGTGCCGAAGCCACTGCTCTGGCATCTGGCCTGATGTCTGCCGCTGACAAGGCAAAGCTGGATGCTTTGACTTCTGGCGGTGCCATTGGTCTGACTGCGGTTGATGCCAGTGTGATTCTTGGCGCTGGCGAGGATGGCAACACGACCATTGGCGTGCAGGTCTCTAAGGAGAATGGTAACGCCCTGGAGCTCAAGGAGGACGGCCTGTTTGTCTCCCCTGCCGCTGTGTCTGGCGCTGTCGAGTTCGCCATCGAGAAGCAGGAGACTGCTGAGGATGGTTTCGCCGAGACCTATAAGCTGAAGCGTACCGAAGGCGAAAATGTCACCTATGTGGGCGATGCCATCAACATTCCCAAGGATGCCGTTCTGAGCGGCGGCACCTATGAGATTGTTGAGACCGCTGACACCCCCTATGCCGGTGCCGAGGTCGGCGACCCCTACGTTGACCTTGTTGTAGCGAACGCCGAGGAGAGCCACATCTACATTCCGCTGAAGGGTCTGGTGGACACCGTTAAGGCCGGTAACGGTATTAAGGTGGAGAATAACACCGTCTCTGTCAAGCTGGACGAGACTAATGCCAACGGTCTGACTGTTGGTGAGGATGGCCTGGCTCTGGGTCTGGCCACTGCCGAGGCCGCCGGTGCTATGAGCGCCGAGGACAAGGCTGCGCTCGACACTGTGATGGCGAGCATCGTCTGGGGCAACCTGGGTGATGAGGCCACTGCCTGATTTCAGGTAAAACAAAAAAAGCCCGTAGCGGATACTCCCGCTACGGGCACAAATAATTAAGGAGGAAACAGTATGGCACAAGTTATTTTCAAGCGGGGCTTGCTTGCAAACCTGCCTGCCGCTATCGCCGATGGCACTCTGTATGTGACCACTGACGAGCGGGCCATGTACCTGGACATTGACGGTGCCCGTGTGCGCCTGGGTGATTTCCAGGAGTTTGCCACGTTGACCGAACTTCAGGCCAACACTAACCCCAGCACTACTGCTCTGTACTATGTGGCAGATGTGAACTGCCTTGCAAAGTATGATGCCGCAAAGAAAGCCTACATCCAAATCAATCTGGACACCGGTGCTACCAGTGTTGAGGTTGTGGGTGATGGCAACGCTGTCACCGCAGCCAACTATGACCCTGCTACCCGCAAGCTGACCCTGACGATGGGTAAGACTTTCGCCGAGGCAGATAGTATTGGCGCTCTGGGTGGCAAGGATAAGGTTACCGAGACTGACCTGGACGATGCACTGAAGACCAAGGTGAATGCTGCTGCCGAGGGTAACCATTCCCACGACAACAAGGATGTCCTGGACGGCATCACCGCAGAGAAGGTCGCTGCATGGGACACTGTTGGCGACAAGGCCGAACAGGCTGACCTGGATACTGTTGATGGTAAGGTAACCACTCTGGTTGGTGATGACACTGGCAAGTCTGTCCGTGCTATTGCTACCGATGAAGCTGCTAAAGCTGTCAACGATTTTGCCACAAAGGTGAGTGATGACGATACCGTCAACAGTTTCAAGGAGCTGGTGGATTGGGTCGCAACTCACGGTTCTGAGGCCGGTGAGATGGCGGCTGCTATCCAGGCTATCGAGGCAATCCTGGCTGGTATCGGCGGCGAAGGCGAGCAGCCCACCGTGGTCGCTTATGTGACCGATGCCATTGCCGCTCTGAAAATCGGTGATTATGCCAAGGCCGCAGACCTGACCGCTCTGGCCGCTCGTGTGACCGCTGCCGAGGGTAAGCTGGATACTTTGACCGGTGATGCTGAGACAGAGGGTTCTGTCGCCAAGGCCCTGGCTGATGCCAAGGCTTACACCGATGAGAAGGATACCGCCATGGACACCCGCATGGGCGACGTGGAGGCCAAGGCTCACGAACACGCCAACAAGGATGAGCTGGACAAGATTGCGGCTGGCGACAAGGCGAAGTGGGATGCCGCCGAGAAGAACGCTAAGGACTACACCGACACCGCTCTGACTTGGGGCACTTTCTAAGTCAGATACAACCAAACAACGAATAGAGCGGGTGGGCATTTAGCTCACCCCTCTTTTTGTACTCGGACTCAAGATGAGGAGGGTTACAACCAATGCTATTCAAAATGTTGAAAGGCGATAGCTCCCGCATCTCTCTGGACATCACACCGTTCCATGACGGTTGGTGCTACTACACCACCGATGATGGAAAGCTGTATATCGATTCGGAGGATGGTGGGAAGCAAAAGCGCACCTGTATCAATCCTACCAGCGGCGGAGCGAGCAGAGCCGTCACTGGCACGCTGACAAAGAATGGCTGGGTCAGCGGGCGGCAGACCCTGCCTGTGGCTGGCCTGCAAGAGAATCAGAACGGTGTTATCGGCATCGCTCAAGAAGTCACCGACTCCCAGATGGAGGCGGCAAAAGGGGCGGAGCTGTACGTTTGCAATCAGGTGGACGGTGCGTTGACCGTAGCCTGCTTTGGCGATGTTCCACAATTCGATATCCCCGTTGTCACTATTCTGCTGGCTTAACCGGGGGTGAATGAAATGAGTGAAACGACGAACTACAAGCTCCATCTGACAGATGACAGCAGCGAACGGTTTCAAGATTGGCGCAATGCCATGAATGGGCCGGACGATTCCAATATGGTCAAGATTGATACTGCGCTTGGCGAGAAGGCCAACAGCAGCGTCTCAGTGGCCGCTGTGCTGCTCTCTACGGCCTGGGCGGGTATTAACCCACCCTTCACTCAAACGCTCGTTGTGGAGGGTCTGACGGCCACACAGAACGGCACAATCTCCGTTGCGCACAATGCGACTTCGGAACAAAGAGAGATTGCACGGGAGGCCATGCTGTCCGTTATCGGGCAGGAGGCGGGTAAGCTGCTGATTGCGGCAGACGGCGAACTGCCTGAACGTGACATTCCTGTATACATCATTCTATTAGGTTAAAAGGAGGGCACATTATGCCTATTATCTCTAACTTTCCTGGCGGCGCAGGTGGTAGTTCTGGCCTTGCCCTTGCCGCTGCGACCGACATCAAGACCCTGACGGCTCACGAGAAGGTCTACATCAAGTGGACTGACCCGGAAGACCTGGTCGTTGCCGGTTCTACTCTGGCATCCTGGGGCGGCACCCTTCTGGTGCGTAAGGCTGGCTCTATGCCAACCAGCCGTCGTGACGGCGTTATTGTGCTTGACAGCAAGACCCGTGATGCCTATAAAAACACCTATTTCTGCGACAGCGGCCTGACTGACGGCGTTACTTACTACTACAAACTGTTCCCCTACACCACAGCCAATTCCTACACGGATGTTGAGGACGACGGGTTCTCCGCTACTCCCAATGCTGTGGCAATGGGTAATGTTTCTGGTATTGCCCTGGCGGCGGCTGGTAACGGTAAGCTGTCTATCAAGTGGACTGACCCTGCCGCAACCGTTGTAAGTGACGGTATCACTACGGCGACCTGGGCATCCACCATCGTGGTTGTGAAGGCTGGCAGCTATGCCACCTCTCCCACAGACCCTGATGCCGCATTCACCTACACCAGCACCACCCGTAATGGTCATGCGACCAATGCACTTATCGCAACTGGGCTGACCAATGGAACAACCTATTATGTCTCCCTGTTCCCCATGTCTACGGATGGCAAGGCAAACATCAACACTGCTAACCGCAAGACTGGCGTTGCGAATAGAATTACGATTTCAAACACTCCGAGCCAGAGTGGGAGCCTTACATACAACGGCAACTCCCAGTCTCCCACTTGGAGCAACTATGACAGCGCACAGCTCACCTTGGGCGGTACGACCACCGGGACGAACGCCACCAGTTACAATGCCACCTTCACTCCGAAGGCTGACTATATGTGGTCTGACGGCTCTACGGCGGCTAAGACCGTGGCATGGAGCATCGGCAAGGCTGCTGGCAGTCTGTCGTTGAACAAGACCGCTGTGACGCTGGATGCTTCTAACCTGACAGCGACTGTAGCCGTTACCCGTGCTGGCAATGGCACTATCACTGCCAGCTCAAGCGACACCAAGGTCGCCACAGTCAGCGTGTCCGGCACCACTGTGACCATCAGCCATGTCAACCAGACCACGGGTACTGCCACCATCACCATCAATGTGGCGGCTGGCACTAACCACACTGCTCCTGCGAGCAAGACGGTGGCTGTAACCGCAAAGTTCATGCCTGACAAGAAGGCGCTGAACGACCAGACCTGGGATGAAATCAAACAGGTCTCCGACGCTGGGCAGGGTTCTCAGTATTGGAAGGTCGGTGACCGCAAGGCAGTTCTTGTGAAGGGTACAGTCGGCACACTTTCTGTGAACACTACCCTGTACGTCTACATTCTTGGTTTTGACCACAACAGTGCCAAGGAGGGCAAGGGCATCCAGTTCGGCACGTTCAAGACCGCTCTGACTGGCGGTACTGATGTATGCCTGATTGATGGCAGCTACAATAGCGGTAAGACGGATGGCAGCAAGGTCTTCAACATGAACCACTGGGGTAACTACAACTACGGCGGTTGGAAGGCTTGCGATGCTCGATACGACATCCTTGGTTCAACGAACAAGGCGCCTGTCAACTACGGCAAGGCGAGGACAACCTCTGACACTGGATATGATGCGCCGACCAACACGGCTACCAGTCCCGTGGCGAATACGCTGATGGCTGCTCTGCCCGCAGACCTGCGTGCGGTGATGAAGCCCATCACGAAGAACACGGATGCGGTTGGTAACAGTTCCAATGTGGCGGCGAACGTCAAGACCTCGGTTGACTATCTCCCGCTTCTGGCCGAGTTTGAGATTTTTGGAAGTCGGAGCTATGCGAACCAGTATGAGCAGAACTCCCAGGTTCAGTACGACTACTACAAGGCGAGCAACAGCAAGGTGAAGTATCGTCACAGTGCGACGGGTTCGACTGCGTACTGGTGGGAGCGTTCTCCTAATTACGGCAACCGCTACTATTTCTGCATTGTCTACACCAGCGGCAGCGCGAGCCTTAACGGCGCCCACGATTCCTATGGGCTCGCCCCGGCTTTCATGGTCTAATCCTGCATCGGAGTCATCAAGCCCACGACAGTGGGCGAGTTCAATCAACAACGGGGATGGGTGACCCCCCTTTGCGATTCGGAGTGGGCCCCATCCCCCTCCCCATGTGTGCTTATCAGCCTCGCTGCGCTTTCTTGCAGACGAGGCTATATTCATGACCCCCCTTTGTGATTAGGGTTGCCATGGCAAATATCCAAAACAGAACGAAAGGAGAGTTCATGTCAGTTTTGAAGGCCCACCGGTCTGAAAGCAAAGCCGAGTTCATCAACACGGCAAACAAGATTTATGTTCAGACCATCAATTTCCTGTCTCGGCTTTCATCCAGATATTCCAGGCTTGTCGCAGATTCTGTGTCAGGGCTCGCCGCAGAGGTCTTAGACAACGCTGAAAAAGCGAACAGTATTTTTCCCTCGGATGAAACCAGAAAGGAACTTCGCAAGCAATACTTACTTAAATCCAGAGCCGCCCTTATGGCGCTCGATGTGCACCTCGCCCATTGTTACGAGCTGATGATGACAAACCCGTCAGGATGCTTTACAAGCGGGAATGGGAGTGCGGTTTCGTCATCTGACGCAAAGAAAAAACTGGAGCGTATGGCGCAGGAACTTGGCGAACTTATCGATGCCGAGAATGGTCTGCTCACCAATGTTCTGAAAAGTGACAAAGGGAGGTAAGTTTTGATTTCTATGGGTGTATTTCTGTAAAACCTGTCGGTTGGGGGTTTTTGTTCCTCCGTGTGTTCGACTGCGTACTGGTGGGAGCGTTCTCCTAATTACAACAACAACAACAATTTCTGCAATGTCAACACCAACGGCAACGCGAACAATAACAACGCCAACAATTCCAATGGGCTCGCCCCGGATTTCGTAAGCCAAAAATGGTTTTGGGTCAACAACAGTAGCTCAAAAAAAGAGTGAAACACGACCTTTACGAAAGGAGAAATACTTCCCGTGATGAAAATCCGAAACTGCTCTTTGATGCTCTTGCACGAACGCCGCCGGGTAACCGAGCGTGCATGGCGGGAGACGTGCCTTACCCCGTTTCATGTGTAAGAGCTAAGCAGATTAGACGGCACCCTACAAGACATCTGTACGAAGAGCGAATAACAACCTATGAGTAGAAGACAAGGACGATATCAACGACGTAAAGCCAAACGAGAAGCGAACAGGGTACAGCGATGTATTGAAGTCGGTGGACTGAAAGATGTGTTTGGCTACCATGACCTGTATAAAGCTGGGAAGAAGTGCTGCAACGGTGTCAGATGGAAGAACAGCGCACAGCGCTTTGAGATGCACCTGTTCTCCGGCACAGCACGCCGCCGAAAACTTCTTCTGGACAAAATGTGGGAACCGACCACATATGTGCATTTCACAATTTCTGAGCGTGGCAAGACACGCCCAATCGATGCTCCACGGATTCAGGACAGACAGGTGCATAAGGTCTATACGCAAAAGGTCTTACTGCCGCTGTATCTGCCAAGCATGATTTACAACAACGGAGCCAGCTTGCCAGGAAAGGGCTTTGAGTTTTCCAAGCGAGAGCTGAGAGAAGACCTTCGCTGGCATTTCCGGCGTTATGGACGGGAAGGAAGTATCATTCTTATCGACTTCAAGCAGTTCTTTCCGTCTGTGTCTCATGCAGAAATCTTTAAGCGCCATCAAGCACTTATTCTGAACAGGGACATTCGACAGGTCGGAGACGATGTGGTGAACACTGTTCCAGGAGGTGTTGGTCTACCGCTTGGAGTCGAACCAAGTCAGGCAGAGATGATTGCATTTCCATCTGCTCTGGACAACTTTATTAAATGCCAGCTTGGCATTAAGTGCGCTGGACATTACATGGACGACTACTACATCATCGTCCCGCCCGGCGTTGACCCGAAGGAGGTCATGCGCCTTATCGTAGAAATGGCGGAGAGTTTGAAGCTGACTATCAGTAAATCAAAATCCCGCATCGTTCCGCTGACCAAGTCATTCCGTTACTGCAAGGCTAAGTACACCCTGACCGAAACTGGAAAGGTGGTTGTCAACGGGAACCGCGATGGAGTGAAACGGGCACGGAGAAAAATAAAAGCCTTCCACAAAAAGATTGCAGAAGGCGGAATGTCATATGAAGATTTGTGGACTTCTGTGAATGGTATGCTCGCATACTTCGGGTGCTATAACGACCACAAGCGTGTCCTGCGTCTTCGCAGGCTTTTTTATGCAATCTTCGGGTTTTCCCCTGAGAAGATTGAAAATTTTAGAATGAGAGGAACAGAAAATGAAGTACATTGCGCATAGACGCTTAAAGAAAAACGTCATCTGCGGCCCCGTCAATATCCCGGCCATGACCGAGGTGGAGTGCGAGGGCGGCATCATCATCTACAACAACGGCATTGTGTGCTATGAGGAATGTGAGACAGCCAACCAGTTCTTTGCTCGGAACGACGATGGGTATGGTATGGAGCGTGGCAAGTTGACACAGGCCATCACCAAAACGCTTGAACGCCATGACGAGCAGTACCAGGAACGTTGGGACAGGGTGTGGAACGACCCAGCCTGCCAGCCGTACAAGCGTGCTGACTACGATGACAGGTGGTTTTGGAACCAAGCATTTTTTAATGCTGATATTGATGTGCTGAAACACATCGCAGAACTTGTTGGCGCAAAGGAGGTCAAGTAATGTATCGAATCACCAATATCAACAGCGGTGCTAATCTGGGTGCCGTTGACAAGGTGACCTACATCAACATTGGTGCAAGCGGTGATTTCCACCCAGCACCAGAGGATGAGGCCATTGGCGTTGCTCTGAACGGGGTGGCCTACAACCTGCTCGGTCACGAGGAAATCGAAGGTGCGGACACGGTTGTTGTCTCCGAGTTTGACGGTGGAGCGCTGGTCGCCGAACAACAGCGCATTATTGATGGGCTGCTCATCAGTGCATTGGAGGGCTAAAAAATGAAAGAAAGACTGAAGAATCTGTATGAGAGCGGCGAGCTCACCCCCGCCAAGCTCCTGGCCGCAGTTGCCAAGGGCTGGGTGACCGTGGAGGATGTGGTCGGTATCATCGGAGAGGACAACGCCACTGAGGTCATCCGTGGCGCAAAAATCGCTGAAATCTCCGCCACCTGTAATGCTGTCATCGTGGCCGGGTTTGACATCACGCTGGGCGAGGAAACCGAACACTTCAATCTGAGCATCGAAGACCAGAGCAACATTGCTAACCTGTTCCGTGTGGTGGAGCTGGGCGGCACCGAGTTTCCCTATCAGGCTGACGGCGGCAAGTGCCGCATCGATTTCCGCCGTGACTTACGGCATGAATCTGCCGAAGAAGTTCACCACTGAGATGAACGAGAAGCTGGCCGTCGCCCAGGCACAGATGGAGGCCATTGTGGCCCGTCTGAACGGTTAAGGAGCTATGGTAGATATCAAGATGCTGCACCCTGGGATGAAGGTGAAGGTCATTGACCAATGGCCGACTGACCCAGGTTTCGGCTACAACAGATATATGTGCGAGTATCTTGGGCAGGTCGTGACAATTCACGAGGTAGGCACTATATCGGCCACCATTGAGGAAGACGAAGGGGTGTGCTGTTGTTTAGAGGACGGGCGTTTCCACTGGGGCGCCTGTTTCTTCGATTGCATTGTGACAGATTGAAAAGAGGTGTCGGGTCATGTATGGCAGAACACGAATCAGCAAGTGGCTCT